CCTTGCAGGTGTCACGCCCGGCGCTTTCCACCGGCAGCGCATTGGCGACCTCGCGCAGCATCGGCGGCAGCAGGTCGAATCCTGTCGCCGCCGGATCGGTCGGCAGATGATCGTCGTCCTTGAACTGGCACTGCAGCGTCAGCACGCGGCAAGCGAGCTTGATACCGGCATCCGACAGAACTTCCCGATTGCTGTTGCGCTTGCGGATACGCACCAGCCGGCGAAACAGGACCGGCAACGCATCGAGCTCGTGACCGAAGCGCCGGACCACCTGGTGCTCCAGCAGGTCCAACGCCGCCTCCAGCCGCGCGTCGGTGTCCGGATAACCGACGATGAAATCCTTGCCCTGCCGAAGCGACTGGATCATCCCGAGCTGGATGCTGACATCGACCAGGCGGCCGAACGGAGGGCCACCGTTCTGCGCCGAGAGCGCATCGCCCTCGTCCGCGTCGGTCAGAATGATCACCGTCGGCATCGCATCGGAGTCGCACTGCTCCGGCGCCAGATCATCGACGCGACTATCGTAAACGCGCCCCTCCGCGATCGTGGGGTGTTTGCCCGCTTCGCCTTGGACGATGGCGACGGCGAGCAGGCGCAGAGCGGTGCGAGCGAGGGACATGATAACCAGCCGTCAAATGTCGGAGCGCTGCCGCGCCGTCAGGTGAACGATGGTGCGCGCGGCGCCATCGGGTAGCACCTTGGTGATCTCGAACTGTTCGCCGGTGCGATTGCGCATCACCACGTCTTTGGGCCTCAGCGGCCAGCGCAGAGACGCTGACGCGAAGGAAACGTGGGGGGTGCTGATTGAAGCTTTCGGCGCACGATCCTCCTGGAACGGGCTGCGCGCCTGCATGAACTTGGACCCGCTCGGCGCCCGGTAAGCGCCGGTGATGACGAATGACGGCCGCGACACGTCGATCCCGCGCGGCAGATTGACGTCATCCTGCTCAGCCATCGCGATCAACGCGAACCCTTCCTCCTCACCAAACACGCGATCAATCGCGCTCGATGCCTTGGCGGCGGCGATATCGAAGGGAGACGGCATGGCGGGGCAATCATCCGGCGGAAGTAACTCTGCCCTATGACGCAAAAAGCCCGGCGCTTCCGCCGGGCTTTCCGTGAGAGCTGGCCATCGGCCGTTTTTGGTCCGTCCGCGTATTGACGATGTCGCTTCGCCGCTCTCTGGTTGTAATTACTGCTGCTTGGCCCGCAGCAGCATCTCGGGGCGAGTCGGGATGAATAGCGGATAGCTGTACAACTCGACACGGTCCCAGGCTTCACGGCCGGAGGTATCAGCCAGCATCAGGCCGTAATACTCGCGACCGCGTTGGTTGAGATACGGCTTGAACTCATTCGCCGGGGCGTAGCCGACCTTGAAAGCGCCGCGGGCGCCGATCGGGAAGAACCGCGCCTTGGTGGTCGCGATCGAGATTGTGGAGTCGTCGTCGGTGCCGCGATAGTTGATGAAGGTGATGCCCTCGATCTCGATCGCCGAATAGCCTTCGATGTTCTCCAGCAGCGGTGCGCGTTCGTTGCCGAGCTTGGTCTCCTTGATCTGCTTGTGATTGACCAGGAGATCGAAGAACTCGTCGCCGACCAGCGCGCCGACGCGGGTGCCGGGCGTCCACACGCCCTTGGCCTTCTTCATCATCGCGCGCTTGACGTCGCGGCACTTCTTGCGCACGTCGGTCGTGTCGACGTTGAGCTCGAAGTTGATCTCGGCCGCCTCGCTGATACCCCACAGGCTGTACCAATCGTGCAGCACCGTGGAGCCGTCGGCGTCGAGCACCTTGCCCTGGATCGCGCCGAACCGCATGTGCTCCCAGGTCAGTTCGAGATCGTCCATGATCGACGCAGTACGGTCGGTGACCTCCTGCGCGACATCCTTGGTCTGCTGATCGAACGGCAGTGCCAAAACGCCGGCCATCTCGGACGCCAAGATCGTCGATCCCTTGGCGAGACGCACCGCGTTGAAGGTCTTCAGATCACCTGCCTTGACTTCCAGCTCCTGCGGCGGCGAACCGTCGGCGGAAGTCGGGATCAGGGTCAGCGTGCGGTCCTTCTCGGCGATCGCGATGGTGCGCGAGCGCGAATAGATCGGTTCGAACAAGCCGAGCGTGCCGAGCAGTTGCGGCTTGTGGTCGACCCGCTCCACGATCTCCTCGTGGAATTCGATCGCACCCCAGCCGTTCTGGTTGAAGATATCGGTGACAAGTGCCATGGCGGTTCGCTCCTTTAGCGGCCGATAATGCCGAGCGACGCCAGGGAGGCCAGCGCGGCGGTTTTCTGATCGCTCGTGACGCCGGAAGCCCACTGCAGCTCGGCAGTGGTGACCTCGGTGTCGCGGGCAGTGAAGGTGCGGCGGACATCGACATCCGTCGCGTTGCAACCCTCGTAGAGGATCGCAACGGCCGGTCGCGAACCGTCGTAGGGCACGTACTTGCCGACGCCGGTCGGGTTGGCGATCGACACCGGAATCACGAACTGCGCTGCACCAGCGAAATCAGTGGTGCCGTCGCCGAAGGTGCCCTTGATCTGCCCGTCATAGGCCACGCCGACCGAGGCGAAGCCGTCGATCGTGCCGTCCGGGCGCTTGACCTCAAACTGACCGGCATTGGCGCCGGCCTCGATCAGGCGCACGACATAGTCGCCCTCCTTGACGCCGGCCCCATAGGCCGGGTTCGCCGGCGTGAAAACGCCGTTGCCCGTGCCGGTGAACACTGCGGCGCCGACAGTCACGGCGCCGGTGTCCGGCGTCAGCAGGCTGAGCGGGGCACCGGCCAGCAGCACGCCAGATCCTGCCTTGATGATGCCCTGCTCGCGCGAGCGGTAGCCGCTCGCCTCGGAGACGATGTAGCCGCCGGTGCGATAGATATTCTCGCTCAAAGTCGTCATGACTGAGTGCCTCCCTTACCGGCGCTTGTTGGTGTTGGCGACGGCCGCCGCGAGCGCGGACTTGTCGCTCTTGCCGTCGGTCTTGGCCTCCGGCGCCGCCAGGCCTGCCGCCGCGGTACGCTGCTGCGCGTAGTCGGCGGCGGCGCTGTTGGCGGGCTTCGCCGCGGCGACATTCTCCACCACGAAGGCGGCGACGTCGGCGCCGGACATGCCGGGCGACTTGACGGCGAGATCGAGCGCGGCGGCCATGCGGCCGGCATCGCCCTTGACGCCTTCGGCGCCGAGCGCGGCAGACAGCCGATCGGTTGCCTCCTTGGCACCGGCGGTGAAGCCCTCGGCGCGCGCGGCGCTCACCGCGGCGTCGTGATCGGCCTGTGAAATGCCGGGATTGGGATTGCCCCCGGCGGGCACAGTCGTTGCGGCCATGTGGCCTCCGTTGTTGAGCGCCAGGGCGCTGGTTTCGGGCTCATCGAGCCCAGCATCGACCGAACCGGCCACAGCACTGTGGACGGCGGCCAAGAGGCTATTCGCCATGATCAGGATCTCCGGTTGACTTCCTTGACGAAGGCCGCGAAGGCCTCCTGCCCATCGCCGACGGCGTCGATTAGTCCGAGATCGAGCGCCTCGGCTGCGGTAAAGGCCTGCGCCTCAGTCTTCAACGCCTGGGCCTTGGTCATGCGCTTGCCGCGGCCCTTGCCAACGACGGCAGCGAACTGATCGCGCACATTATCGACCTGGGCTTGCCAACGCGCCTTCTGCTCGGCCGGAAGCGGCTCGTAGGGATTTCCATCGACCTTGTTAGCGCCGGACTTAATCAGCGTGACCTTGATGCCTTCCTGCTCCAGCGCGCCGGAATAATCGGCATGCAGCATCACGGCGCCGATCGAGCCGGCACCGCCGAACATTGGCGCGACGATCTGGCGGCACTGGCTGGCGAGCAGATAGGCTGCCGAATAGGCATAGTCCGTGAGGATCGCGATCGTCGGCTTCGCCTTCGAAAGATCCGCGAGAGCGGCCGCTGTCTCGAAAACGCCGTTGACCATACCGCCGAAGGAATCGACCTCGACAACCACGCCCTTAACGTCCGCATTGCGCTTGGCCCGCGCGATCTGCGTCTGCAGCCCCTGATACGATGTCTCCCCCGACGCCGCGCCGATCCATCCGCCCTTCTGCACCAACGATCCCTCGATCGGGATAATCGCGACGCCGTCGACCATATCGAACGGGGCATATCCGTTGCGATCGTAGGCGCGGCCCATGCGATCGCCGATCACGCCGGCGGATGGGCGGCCGTTCGCGAAGGCGACGTGATCGATGCCGCCGGCACCGTTGACGATGGTGACCGACTGACCTGTGAGCTGCGGCCCAAGCGCGCGCAGCACCACCTCCGCCTTGCGCGGATCGTACATCAGCGGCTGCTCGAACAGCTGGCCGCAGAGATGCGGATAAGCCAGATCCATCGCGTGTCCTTCAGCGGATGAAGCGCAGCCGCTTGGCGTAGCGGGTGCGGACGCCCTGCGCGGCCGCGCATTTGCGCTCGTAGTCGGCGATCAAGTCCTGCAGCCTGGAGAGATTGGCCGCAGTCCAGCTCACCTCGTGATCCTCGAACCGCGCGGCGATCACACCGCCGCCGAGCGTAATCTCCATCTCCGCACGCTTCAGGGCGGCGGCGACGGCGCAGGGATCGTCGAAATCAACCGAGGCGCCGTTGATGGTGACAAGGTTCACCATCAGACCGCCTCGCTCGGTTGCGGTTGCGCATCCTGCTGCTGATCGGCCGCTACATCCGCCCCCGCGTCTTGCTTGCGCAGGAACGGCGACGGCATGCCGGCGGCGACGTACTTGTCGTGCTCGCGCTTGCGCTGCTCGAACACTTCGTCGGGATCCTTGCCGATCTCGGCGCATTCGTCGGCTACGGTCGACGTGCCGTTGTACAGTCGCTCGCTCGACGCCTTCGCGCTCTTCAGATCATCGGCGGTCGGCTTCGCTGGCCCCTGATGCAGGGCCCACAACAGAGCATCCCGATTGGCACGGAACGCGTCGTAACCGCCCTTCAGCGGGATCCGGCCCTCGCCGATCTCCTCGTCCAGCCAGCTTTCATAGATCGCCTGCTGGATCGGAGCGGCGCAACGCTCGCGCCGGCGCAGCACCACCGGCCAGATCGAGGCGGTCTCCATCCGCACGGACGAATAGGTCGCCTTCTCGTGGTTCATGGTGTAGCCGCCGAAGCTGATGCCGATGGCGCGGGCCATGCCGCGCGATAGCTCCGCGCTCACCGGGAGAAACTGCGGCCCCGGCGTCTGGACGCCGTGCAGCTTCAGCTCCTCATCCGGCGCCAAGTGCG